GAGAAAATGGTTGCGCGAGACTCAGGTTGGCCTTACATTAATTAATTTTATGAATATTCTTCAAATAGGATGTAATAATTGTGACGATCATGTTTTTGATTTCGTCAAAGATAACCAAAATGTTATTGAGAATTTTTTTGTTGTTGATGCTCTGCCCAAATGCTGCGAAAAGGCTCAAAAAGTTTATAGTTTTGTTAATAACTTAAAAGTATTTAACAAAGCAATCGGTTTGGAAAATACAACTTGTAGATTTTACTTTCCAGAGGGCGATGAAGAATCTGCACATGCATCTTTAAATAAAGATCATGTATTGAAACATCATCATCCCAATGTGAATTTTATTGACGCCGAATGTATTGATATTAATGACTTTTTAAAAAATTTACCACCGCTAGACCGTTTATATATTGATATTGAAGGTTTAGATGTTAAAACACTAATGCACATGAAAGATGAATATTTTACTATTCCATATATTGAATATGAATTTTATCATGGTCAAGACACATTTAATCCTGGTATCATGCATCATTTTCTCTTGCAAAAGTTTGAGTATCATGGATATTCTGTAAAGCAAATATCTGAATATAATTGTGCCGCAGAAAAAACCAAATAAAAAACTTATAGTCTCCAAATTTGTCGAGATTCCCGCTAAATCAAAGCGAGAATTTTGGCAAAGAGAATATGTTTTATTGGCTCGTTTGGTTGAAAGATATAGCTTAGAATTTTTAAGAGATACCAGCTTCTCCTTTAAAGGAGATAGTTTAGCTATTTTGTTTGCGCCAAAAATCCTTCAAGACTTGGATAAAAGATTCAAAATTTATAGCAGCGAATCTCGTATAAGTAGAGAACCGCAAATCATCTTGAAAGATGACCCATTGCATCAACCAGTTTTAATTGAACGTAAACCTAGAACCATTAGAGACTTTTTAAATGAAAAAGACTAAAGACACAGAAGAAAAGAAGATTACTTCAAGCGAAGTGCTTGAATCTTTCCTGAAACAAAATGCGGAAGATCACTACAACTTTGAAGAAACAGTAGATTATAAAGTATCGAGTGGTTCACTCCAGCTTGACTTGCAACTTGGTGGCGGCTTTGGTCCAGGACTGCACAGGTTCGTGGGTATGAATGAGGGTGGCAAAACTAGCGAAGCTCTTGAAGTGATGAAGAATTTCCTGCTTGATATTCCAAATAGCAAAGGCTTTTACATCAAGGCAGAAGGTCGCCTTTCTCCAGAAATGCAAAAGCGTTCTGGCATCAAGTTTGTATTTTCAGCAGAAGATTGGGTGGCTGGAACTTGCTTTGTTTTTGAGAGCAACATCTATGAAACTGTTGTTGATGCTATGAGACAATTAGTTTCCAAGAACGAAGAGAAGATCAAATTCTGTTTCCTCTTGGATGCGGTTGATGGCCTTATTGCCAAGAATGATATGGACAAATCCTTTGAGGAAAGTTCAAAGGTTGCGGGTGGCGCAGTGATTGCTGCGACATTCATGAAGAAACTTTCGATTGCGCTTGCAAAGCGCGGTCACATGGCAATCTTTATCTCTCAAGTTCGAGCAGACATCAAGCTTGACCCATATTCAAAAGCACCAATTCGCCAAACCTCTGCTACAGGAGGCAATGCCTTGCTACACTTTGCCAACTGGATTCTTGAGTTCGAACCCCGCTTTAAAGGCGATCTTATTCTTAAAAATCCTAGCGAAAAAAGCATTGACTTGGAAAAAAATCCGCCAATTGGACATTGGGCCAAAGTCACAGTCAAAAAGTCTCCAAACGAGAAAACCAATCTCACTATTCCATATCCTATTCGATATGGTCGCACAGGTGGCAAATCCATCTGGATTGAAAAGGAGATTGTTGACCTACTGCTTGCTTGGGAACTTGTTAATAAGAGCGGAGCTTGGTTTTCTCCAAGCGAAGACTTCCTGCAATTATTAGCTGAAAATTCTCTTGAGTTTCCAGCTAAGATTCAAGGCGAGGCTTCCTTGTTTAAAACTGTTGAGGATGATGCAGCTTTATTGAAGTTTTTAATTGAATATTTTCGCAAAATGATTTCCAATGAGGTTTAAAACTCTATACGGAAAAGAAAAATATCTCAAGAATGCGTCAAAATATTTAATCAATTGGCGCAAAAAAACTCGTAGCAAATTTCAAGACGAAGTTAAAAGATTCTTGAAGCTTTACTGGAGTGAAGACATTGTATTTGAAGAACTGAGAGTCATTGACACAAGAATGACTTTTGATTTTTACAATGCCAACAAAAAAATAGCAATCGAGGTCCAAGGACAGCAACACACAAAATTTGTTCCTTTCTTTCATGGCAGCAGAAATAAATTCTTGCAGCAATTAAAAAGAGACAATAAAAAGCTTGAGTTTTGCGAAATAAACGGCATTAAGCTTGTGGAAATTTATAGCGTTTCGGAATTGAATAAAGATTTTTTTGAATCGTACGAAATTTATCTGTAATATAAGGTATGCCGAAGAATAAAATCAAGGAAATTCCTCAGTTTGAAATGCCTTCAAACTTTATCGAACAAATTTATGAGTTAAGCGGCAATGCGGACAAGTATAAGGGTGTGCTATTAGCTTATGTTTCAGAAGATGGAACTCCAGTCATCTACTGTAAATATGATTCTCAAGTGGTTGAATTTGGCATGAGAAAAGCTTTGGAAAAATATCTTCAAAATTCAGACGATGCTGAAACCGCATACAATCTTGGAGAAATGGGAAGAAATGATGAAGATGATGTTGACGAAGATTGATTGCTGAGTATCGTAAGAGTAGCATGATATACTCTTATGAACTTGAAAAACAATTGCTGGCGGCTCTCATTAAAAAGCCAGAGAACTATTTTGAAATCTCTGCATTCATAAATGAAAAAGATTTCTATAGTGAAGACAACAGTTTAAATAAAACGATCTTCACAATTGTTCGTCAGGCACTAGAAGCGCATGAAGAAATTGACGATGTAATCATCGCACAGCGAGTTCAGAATCTTGGTATCACATTCGATGATGTAGTGAATGTGGCAGAATATGTGAAGAGTCTTGGCATGAGAAAGGTTGCTGATGGCAGTCTCATTAAAACAGCCAAAGAACTCAAGAAGTACACTATCCGCCGAGAAATCTACGAGTCTTCGCAAAACATTGCGAAGAAGATGAAAAGCTTGCCAGCAGAAAGCTCCTATTCAGAAATCATTTCTGTAGCTGATAAAGAATACAACAGCCGCATCAATCAGTATGAAGTTGGTAACGATTCTCCAGAAAACATCTATGATGAAATGGAGGTAATGATTGAAGATCGTGGCGCAAATCCTGTTAGCGAGTTCGGCATGATGGGACCACATGAAAAAATTAATAGCATCTATGGTTCATTGCTTAGACCAGGAAATATCACCGTCATTGTTGCTCGATCTGGTGTCGGCAAGACTCAGTTTACTATGGATTACTCAACCAAGGTGAGTTTGAAATATAATGTTCCTGTTCTTCATTTTGATAATGGAGAAATGAGCAAGGAAGAACTCATTATGCGCCAGTGTTCTGCTCTTAGTGGAGTTCCAATGCATTTGATTGAAAGTGGTCAATGGCTGCGAGCAGGCAAAGAAACAGTTGATAAGGTTCGGTCTGTTTGGGCAAAGGTCAAGAAGATGCAATTTTATTATTATAATGTTGGGGGATTGGATGTTGATTCCATGATCAACACGCTAAAGCGTTTTTACTACTCCAAGGTTGGGCGTGGCAATCGAATGATTTTTAGCTTCGACTACATCAAAACAACATCTGATAATGGTGGCGCAAACAAAACAGAGTGGCAAATGGTTGGAGAGATGGTTGATAAATTTAAGCGCTGCGTGCAGAAAGAAATCTTGCATGATGGATTGCCCATAATTCCCATGATTACTTCTGTTCAATCCAATCGCTCTGGCATTACCAATAATCGCAATTCACAAAATGTCATTGACGATGAAAGCATTGTTTCTTTATCTGACCGAATCACTCAATTCTGCTCTCACATGTTCATCTTGCGAAATAAGACAACGGATGAAGTTCTAAATGAAGGCGTTAGATTTGGCACTCATAAATTGATTAACGTGAAAGCTCGACACTTGGGCAAAGATATTGCTGGTGCAGTTGAACCAGTGCGCGTTGGAGACACTCTTCGCAAGAACTTTATTAATTTGGAATTTAAAAACTTCTGCATCACTGAAAGAGGTGATCTTCGCGATGTTGTTGAATTCAATGATATTGGAGAAGGCGCAGAAGAGAATGGCAGAAACACCGCTCCCGACTTTGATGAACTCTGATGAAATAAAAAACTCGCTCGAAAAGCTTGGCTATACTCTAAAGGATTTTGGCAATCATTGGAGAACCAAAGCTTTGTATCGTGGCGGCGATAATCCCACAGCGATTAAAGTGTATAAGAATAGTGGAGTATGGCAAGACTATGTGCAGGGTCATTCTTCCATGCCGCTTGTTAAGCTGGTTGAACTAACGCTACAAACAAAAGACCCCAAAATCATCAAAGAATATGTCTCAACTAATCAAGAGATTCAGGCCCACTATATCGCGAAAGAAAAAATAGAAATGGATAAAATTTACCCCAAAGAATGCTTAAACAGGCTGTTCCCAAACTTTTCCTTTTATAAGAAGCGTGGAATCAGTGAAGAAACGCAAAAACTCTATCAGTGCGGTTTGGCTGGTAATGGCCAAATGTATCAAAGAATTGTTTTTCCAGTTTATAACTCTGATGGTGAGATTTTTGGTTTTAGCGGCAGAAAAATCAACGATAATAACGAAGCTCCAAAGTGGAAGCATGTTGGCACAAAAACTCGATGGGTTTATCCAGCATTTGTTCCAAGAGAGCAAACAGTTGATTCTCTTATTGATGAGAAAAAGGAAGTCATCTTAGTAGAAAGCATTGGAGATAGCTTGGCCTTGACAGAAGAAGGCTACGCTCATAACCTCGTTACTTTTGGATTGGACTGCTCTCCAGCACTGCTGAACTATCTTTGCTCCAAAGACCTTCGCAAGATCATTATCGCCACAAATAACGACAATGAGAAGCAAAAGAATCATGGCAAGATTGCTGCAATGAAAAACTACATGAAACTCAGTCAATTTTTTGACTTTGAGCAACTATCAGTGCAACTACCTTGGGCAAATGATTTTGGCGAGATGAGGCAGAAAGAAATGCCATTTAAAGATTGGTATGAACAACCAAGCGCTTCTCAAGAAGCTAAATTAAATGATTACAAAGATTACTGCTCTGCTAATCGTAATGCTTTCCAAGATAAAAAACTACAGAAATTTTTTAAAAAACTAGAAAACTTTGGAATTTAAAATAAATGAGCGAACCTAAAAATAGAACTTTATTTGGCCAGCCAATTAGACAAGAAACAACGGCATTCTTTTTTCCAAAAGAAATCTCTGTCGAAGAGTTTTGTGGAATGATTCTAAATAATAAAGAAGCGTTCATGAAAAATATGAAAACCATCTTTGGCGATGAGAAAAGATTCGTAGAGGATTGGTTTGAAACTTTTGCAGCATGGTCTGAAATCGAATAAATTTTACTATCAACTAAACTTTGGAATCTAAAAATCGAACATCACTATCGGCAAGTCGCATCAAAACTGCTCAATCGTGCAGTTGGAAGTATTGGTGTTCATATCACTTGAAACTTCCTGATCGAAGCAATAGTGGAGCAAAGCGCGGCTCTGTATGCCATTTGGTTTTCGAATGCTTGGGCGAAAATCGCCACAAGAAGCATTTTTCCATTATTATTAAAAAGAGAAATGTTTTTGCTAGTAAAGCTATTGAAAGATTGATTCGCAAACATGCCAAAAAAGAAGGCATTAATGACGAAGAAAACATTAAACAAATCTGCGACATGACGCTTGCAGGTTTACAATATGACTTTTTTGGAACAGAATGTGGCAAACCATCCGAAGCATTAAGCGAACAAGACTTTGAAATTGATGTTAAAGAAGGCAAGTTTGATTATAAAATCAAAGGCTTCATTGACAAGCTTTTCTTATACAAGAAGCAGGGCTTGGCTATTATTCGCGACTTCAAAAGCAGCAAAGAAGTTTTCAAGGGCAAAGACCTCGAAAACAACTTGCAAGACTTGATGTATTCACTAGCTGTTAAAAAGCAGTTTCCAGATTATAAAAATCGCCGCTCTGAATTCTTGTTTTTAAAGTTTTTGCCAACAGAAAAAGGTGTTGTAAGAATGCCAGCTTTAACAGAAGAAGAGCTAGATGGGTTTCAATCTGAACTCACCGAAATCCAAAAATACTTGGATAATTTTAATATTCAAACTGCCTTTTCAAATTTGGCAGCGCGTCAAGACTATCCAAAAGATAACTCATTCAGTGGGCCGCTTCAATGTGGTTTCGCTTCTAAAAAGGGTGAATTAAAAAAAGACGGCAATCCCAAATATCATTGTCCATACAAGTTTGATTTTTATTATTACAAAATCAGCGACATGAAAGGCACAATGATTACGTCTTGCTTCTTAGATGAGTTTGATGATTACCTTAAAAAATATCCAGAAGACAAGTTTTTATACCAGATAATGCACTATGCTGGTTGTCCTGCTTTCAATAAAGGAATTGACAGGTAGAACGTATCATGCTAGATTAAAGCATGATTCCTCTCTTCAAGAGCACATATAGTATTGGCAAATCAATACTCACACTAGATCATCCAAAAGAAACCAAAGAAGACGGTTCTGACAGCATCATTTCGATTGCTCAAGAAAACAATTTGTCTCAAATTTTCTTAGTTGAGGATTCAATGATTGGTTTTTTGGACGCACATCAAAAGTGCAAAGAACATGATATTCAACTAATCTTTGGTTTGAGAATTTCATGTTGTAATTCAGTCTCAGAAGAGGACAAAAAATCATCTGAGCACAAGATCGTCTTATTTGCAAAGAATGATAGCGGCGTCAAAAATTTGATTCGTATTTTTTCTCTAGCAAACAAGAATGGCAGCTTTGTTGACTCTGTATTTTTGCAAAACAATTGGTCGAACGATTTGATGCTGTGCATTCCATTTTACGACTCTTTCATCTATAATAATAATTTCAGAGGTAAACAGTGCTTGCCAAACTTTAACTTTACAAAAGCAACTTACTTTGTCGAAAACAATAGTTTACCTTTTGATCTCATCTTGAAAGTCAAGGTGGAAAAATGGGCTTCGGCGCGGAGCGAAGAAATTCAGCAAACCAAATCCATCTATTACAAAAATCGCAAAGACTTTGAAGCTTGGCAAACATACAAGTGTTTATGCAATCGTTCCTTTGGCAAAGAGCAATCGCTCTCTAGCCCAAACCTAGAACACTGTGGCAGCGACTCATTCTGTTGGGAGGCTTTTAAAAATGAAAGATAATTTACTAAGATTTAATTTCAATCAAAAATACATCGTCTTGGACACTGAGACGGAGGGATTGAACCTTTTGCATTCAAGACCTTGGCAGATTGCGTGGATTGAAGCTGTTGGCAAAAAAATCGTTTCTCGTCAAGAGAGATACATTTATTGGCCCGATTTGAAGATGAGCGAAGGCGCTGCCAAGATTACTGGATTTGACTATGGCAAATATCGTTCTCTCGCCAAAAGTCCTAGAGAGGTTTGGGATGAGTTTTGTCCACTTTTAGATAATCATCTTGAAGATAGTAAAACAAAAATCATTGGCCAAAATATTCTTGGCTTTGATGTTTATATGCTCAATTCATGGCAGAGAGCAATGGACTTAGATTCCAACTTCAATTATGTGAATCGCGTGCTTGATACAAAAGCAATGGCAATGGCAATCGCTAAAGAGTGCAAGTCTGTTGACCCCGATGACTTGATTTGCTGGCAGTATCGTTGGCTAAACCATCGTGAAAAAGGAATCAAAACAAGTCAAGCTCATCTACTCAAGCATTACAACATTGACCATGATCCAAGCAAGCTTCATAACGCATTAGTGGACATTGAGATGACATTCGCTATTTTTCAGAAGCAGATTTTTGAGATAGAAATTTGAAATATCACTGTCAAAATTTTATCATTATTAAATGAAAGATTTAATTATTGAACGATATAAAAATGGCGAAGCATATACAAAGATAGCTAAAAGTATAAAAAAATCAAGTAGATATGTTAGACGTATTTTAGTTGAAAATAATATTTTTATTAGGAATCTTTCTCAATCACATGAAATATATAGTTTTGATAAAGCTTTTTTCAAGAAAATAGATAATGAAGAGAAAGCTTATATATTAGGATTTTTATATGCCGATGGAAATGTATGTAAAAACATTATGCAAATTTGCCTACATAAAAAAGACGAAGAAATTTTACAACTTATTAAAAATGCTTTAAAATCAAATCATAAAATAGTTAATGATCGTGGGTATGTGAGATTTAGAATAGGAAATGAAGAATTAGTTAGGGACTTATTGGATAAAGGAATTTGTGAAAGAAAAACATTTAAATTAAAATTTCCTAATGAAAAAATTTTACCAAAAAACTTGCAAAGACATTTTATTAGAGGATATTTTGATGGAGACGGATGCATTAAAAAGGGATTTTGTAAAAAAAATAATTATGTCACATGGGGATTCGAAATCATTTCTTGTCTAGATTTTCTCACAAAAATAAATTTCATATTATATGAGGATGCGGGAATTAATTTAGCGAATCTGCATAAAGAAAAGAGAAGAGAAAATCCAATTTATTATCTAAGACATGGAGGAACTTCTTCGAAAAGACTTTCTTTAATTTACAATTATCTATATAAAAATTCCAGTTTTCATCTTCAAAGAAAAAAAGAAAAGTTTGAATTAATACTTAATAACATCTCCAATTAACATGATAGAAAATTTTCAAAAATATGAATACCCAACACAGCCTGGATTACTTCTTCCATCTGTCCATATCGAAGAAAAATATTATAAAGAATTAAATATTCCAACTTCTTCTTCAAATTTTGAATTCATCAAGGCTCTTTGCAGAAAGGCAATTAAAGATTATGGGATTGATAAATTAGAAAATCGCAAAACTTATTATGATAGATGTTTATCTGAGCTAAATTTAATTAATGAATTAGGTTTTGTAGATTATTTTTTATTAAATTGGGATGTTTTAAATTTTTGCAAAGAACAAAAAATTCCGACTGGTCCTGGCCGTGGATCAGCAGCAGGTTCATTAGTTTTATTTCTTATTGGAGTGACAAAAGTTGATCCAGTTAAATATAATCTATATTTTGAGAGATTTATTTCTAAGTCTCGTTTTCGAAAATTTACAGTTGATGGAGTTGAATATTATGATGGTAGTATGGCTCCTGATGTTGATAACGATATTGCTTATGAACGCCGCCAAGAAGTGATCAAATTTATTGAAGAGAAATACTCTGGTAAAACATGTAAAATTCTTACGCTCAATACTTTGAGCAGTAAGCTTTGCGTGAAAGAATGCGGAAAGCTTGTTGGAGAACTGCCAGAATCAGCAGTTAATGAAATCAGCGATTTGATTCCAAAGAAGTTTGGTAAAGTGGCTTCGCTCAAGAACGCTTGCGAAGAGAGCGATAAGTTTAAAGAATGGGCATCTGATAATAAGAAAATCTTTGAAATTGCTCAAAAGCTAGAAGGCTTGATTAAAAATACAGGAGTTCACCCATCTGGCATTGCAATCAGCCATTATAACTTGGAAGAGATTATGCCGCTGCAAACAACTGGCGATGGCGACTTGGTTTCTGGTTATGACATGAATGATGTGGCGAGCTTGTGTGTAAAGTTCGATATTCTTGGCCTACGAACGCTTTCTGTAATTCATGATGTCTGCAAGCAGATTGGTTTTGATATTACAAGCTTGGATTTGCAAAGCAAAGAAATCTATGATCATCTTCAAAACCTGCAAACTCCACAAGGATTGTTCCAGATCGAAGCTGATACAAACTTTAAAGTCGCGCAAAAGGTTCGGCCAAAGAGTCTTGAAGAACTTTCTGCTGTGGTAGCTATTGCACGCCCTGGAGCTTTGGACTTCTTGGACCGATATGCGCAGTATGTGAATACTGGCGACTTCCAAAGCGTTCATCCTTTCTTTGATGATATTCTGCAATATACTGGTGGCATTCCCTTGTATCAAGAGCAGTTGATGCGAATGGCTGTAAAGGTTGGTTTTACTCTGGACGAGTCTGAACAGCTTAGAAGAATCGTGGGCAAGAAGAAGGTTGATCAAATGTCCTCTTGGCAAGACAAGATCAAGGAGAAAATTCAGCAAAACAATCTCGACCCTGTTATTGGAGAAGTCTTGTGGAAGGTTGCGGAAGACTCGGCAAACTATTCCTTTAATAAATCTCACTCCATCTCTTATGCTATTCTTGCTGCTTGGACACTATATCTCAAGTTTAAGTATCCTCAGAATTTCTTTTTGAGCTTGCTGAAAATGACTCAGTTTGAGCCAGACTCTTATGCGGAAATCAATAAGATCACTCAAGAGCTTCCATATTTTGACATGAAGCTTTTAGCTCCAGACCTTACAAAATCCAAGGCCGACTTCTCAATTGAGAAAAAAGACATTCGCTATGGCTTGAACAGCATCAAAGGTATATCTGACAATACCATGTCTGCTTTGATGGAGTTTTGTAACGCTGAACTCAAGAACAAGTATGATGTTTTTACAGTGGCAAAGCAAGTGGGATTGAACATTGGTGCTCTTTCCGCCCTTATTCAAGCTGGAGCCTTAAATAGCTTTTCAGAAGATCGTTGCCGCATGGTTCTTGAAGCTCAATCGTTCAATATTCTCACAGATAGGGAAAAGCGACTTTTCTGCTCTTTGGGCGAAAAATACAACTACGATATTCTAAAAACCGTTCACGATTGCGTTAAAAACAAACAAGTTGGTGACGATAACAAAGTCATCATGAGTGACAAGAGATTCCAAACATTCAAACAAAAATATGCAGGGTATCGAGAAGTTTACGATAAGAACTCAAAATATCCCAAATTCGCAAACTGGTATTTTGAAACCAAACTGCTTGGATATTCTTATTCACAAATTATTAAAAATATTTTTTCAGAGCAAAGTTCAGAGAGATATGTTAACTGCATGACATTCAACTCGCTTGACATGAACGAGAATGTGCGTATGGTTGGCGTTGTCAAAGACTGCTATCGTAAAAAAAGTGCAAATGGAAACAAATACGCAAAACTCGAAATCGCTGATGAAAGCGGCAAAATCAAAGCAATGCTGCTCGATACTAATCAAAAAGCGCGTCTCACTGAATATCTCGAAAATGGCAACAAACTACCCAAGGAAGAAAACATTGTAATTGTAACTGGCAAGAAGGGCGAAGACATTTTATTCGTAGATAAACTTGCCATTTTGGACGAGAAAATTTATATGAAACTATCAGAAATCAAATAGTGTAAAAACATGAGGATGAAAAACTTTAACTTGACTCCGCGAGTCAAAAAAGCCTTGGAACAAGCTCAGGAACTTGCAAAGTCTTTGGGACACGAAAGAATTAATTGTGCTCATGTTTTCAAGACAATTGTGGAGCTTGATTATCCATTATTCCGCACGGTTTTTAGGCCGTTCATGGTAAATCAGTACAATTTGGCTGATAAAATTATTCCGTTTGTTGAAGAGAATCATCCAGCTTTTTTTAAAAAGAAAACAAATCAAAAGGCTTGGCACAACGAAATTGAGGAAATCCTTAAATTTGCGAATGAGACAAGTTCTCAATTAAACCAAGAGTATGTTGGCGTTGAGCATGTTTTATATGCTTTAATTATGACATCCCCAACCGTGAGGGGGTTCCTAGAGCATAGCAAGTTCCCTATTGATGACTTTGCCGAAACTCTCATTAGTCATTTGGACCCAAATTCTGTGAAAAAGAAACCAGAAAAGGTTCCAGAGATTGAAGAAGAAAATGTAGAAAAGCAAACTTATATTAAAAAATATTGCACCAACTTAACTGAACTTGCATTGCAGGGCAAACTTAATAATGTTTTTGGAAGAGAAACTGAAATCGCCACTCTTGCTGAAACAATTCTTCGCAAAACAAAGAACAACATTATTTTGATTGGAGATCCTGGCGTTGGCAAAACAGCTATTGTTGAAGGATTGGCCTATAAAATAATGGTGGATGAAACCACTGCATTGCTTAAAAATAAAATTGTTGTCTCTCTAAACATGGCATCCATGATTGCTGGCACAAAGTATCGTGGCCAGTTCGAACAAAGGTTCCAAGGTCTTCTCGATGAACTCAAGAAGAACAATAACTATATTGTTTTTATTGATGAGATTCACACCATGATTGGAGCAGGTAATGGCGAAGGCGCTCTTGATGTAGCCAACATGCTTAAGCCCGCTCTAGCTCGCGGAGAAATCACCTGTATCGGCGCTACAACCCACGCTGAATACAAGAAGCTATTTGAGAAGGATGGCGCTTTAAAACGCAGATTTGAGGCTATCACAATCGAAGAGCCAAATAAAGAGCAAACGAAAAAGATACTAATGTCTTCTAAAGCTCAATTTGAGCAGTTTCATGGAGTTACTTATTCCGAACAAATCATTGAAGACGTAATCTTCTTGTGCGAAAAGTATATCCCATACCGCAAATTTCCCGACAAGGCTTTTGATATTATTGATTTGCTTGGTTCTAAAGTTAAAATATCCAATTTTGTCATTCCTAAGAAGATTAAAAATCTTGAAACTAAAATCAAAAAGAACCTTGAAAAAATTAATGACCCCAAACATTCTGGTGAATGTGAGAAAATGATTGAAGAATTTGGGTTAAAGCTTGTGGAATGGGCCGAAAAAGGGCGCAAATTCATTCCAATCTCAACAGAGAATCTAATTGATGTTTTTGCTGAAAAGCTCAGTATCAGTAAAAATAAAATTATCTTTGCTAATAACCTGCAAAACGAAAACATTTTAGAAGTTCTCAAAAATGATGTATATGGTCAAGATGAGGGTTTGGAAAAAATCGCTAACATTCTCATCTGCTCAAAGGCTGGACTAAAGCCCAAAAACAAACCAATGGGTAAATTTTTATTTGTTGGACCTACTGGTGTAGGTAAAACTTGGACAGCTAAACTCTTGGCCGAAAAATTCTTTGGCAATGAAAAAGCTTTGCTAAAACTCGACATGAGCGAATACCAAGAAGCTAGTTCAATCAATAAATTAATTGGTTCAGCAATGGGGTATGTGAAATGTGAAGAAGGTGGCGTTTTAACTGAATTCGTGCGCAATCATCCTAATAGCGTGATTCTTTTTGACGAGATCGAAAAGTCTCATAGAGACATTAATAATTTGCTCTTGCAAATCATGGATGACGGCTATTTGACTGATAACTTGGGCAGAAGAATTGAGTTCTCCAATTCTATTATCATTCTCACAAGTAATCTAGGACACGAACAAGTTGCCAAGCCTTCAATGGGTTTCCTTCCAGCAGAAGACAGTCAAGATTCGAAATATAAAAAATCAATTGAGAACTTCTTTAGGCCAGAATTCTTAGCTCGACTAGATGATGTAATTGTCTTTAATAAAATCTCTAAAAACGAATTCCGCAAAATCTTTGACCGAATGATTGAAAAGACAAATGAAATGCTCAAGCAAAACAATAAAACTATTGAGATTTCAGAAGAAACTAAAGACTTCTTGTTAAAGAAAATCGAGGAAAATGGCAACAATGCTCGCTCAATTCAAAAAGTTTATCGGCAATATTTTGAAATTCCCTTGGCCAAGTTTATGCTCAAGGATTCTAAATCAGAAATTCAT